CTTTGCCTCTTCAACCACGAAGGTAGACAGACCTTGCACTGTTTCGGTGACCGTTTTTTGGGTCGGATCACCAAGGACCAACTCGCCATCTTGGGCAGCGGAGTAGAATAAGCGTATCAACACGGACGCTCTCCTCGGACGTGTTGCGCATTGTCCAATCAGAAGGGGCACTCAAGAAAAACTAGGACATGTAATTCCAGGTATGCATCCCTTCCTACATTTGCTCAATTTCAATTCGAGAGCTAGAAACGGATGAGTTTAACGGCATCCCAGGCCGGGGTCAATTAATCTAAGAGACAGCCTTGAGACCACCTTTCATAGTAGTACTCATAAGACTTACCTGTGTAAGGAATATTATATATCCTACAATACTCCTGTAAACGCAGAGTGTTCTTAATAAACTTCTCCTGGCCATGATGGAAAAATTCCATGGCCGCTTGCTCAACATTAATCGCGAGCTGTGCTGAAAAAGAGACCCCTTTGACGGGCTTGCGCAACCATAAGACCATGCCATGAATAGAGGCTTCATCTAAAGGCGCAAAAACGCGAGTTCCATCCTTTACAAATCGACGACAAAGAAAAGTCATCTCTTCGAAGGTCATGTAATCGCCTGCGATAGCTGTTTTTTCTGGTGTCGTGTACACCATACCAAAGTTTTCGAAAATAAATTCTGCTAACAATGGCATAGTAAACAATCCTTCGAACATGTCAGCTACCGTCCACATGTTGTCATCTCCGTAGAATTCACAAATAAGATATTCTGAGCGAATTAAATCACCTAATTCATGAGTAATACAAAGATACCGAAAGAACGCATTAAAGATAATGCAATTAACAAATGAATTTAAGAATCCAGTCAACCATCCTCCGGAAGAGTTCATCCAATCCAATTGGTATACCTCTCCATTAATAACCATGAGTGGTCCTATTGCGCTACAACATGCGCATTTAAGACACCACAACATAAGAGGATCAGTCCATTGAGTATAGCGCTTAAGAGCTATGAACAAGGCGTGACCAAATTCAGAAACCACTGAAGTATCATAACCGGAAAAATCGCCTCCACCATGCAAGCCTTTTGAAAAGAGCTTGTCAAAAGCACGGCG